TTGTAGTTATTACCGGGCATAGGTTTCTCTCCCCTATGTTTGTGGTTGTTGTGATTCAGTATCTAGGAAACTCTGACGCGGTGCGTCCTCCATAGGATACGATGCAAACTCTGGTTTGATATACCCCAGAGCATCTGTTTGAGGGGCAACGTCTGTTCGCGGACCAAGCCCTGATCCACCGGGGGTAGTCGCCCTCTGACTCTCTCTGAATTCTCTGTCACTAAAAGCCATTCCGGGGGGTGCCACTAATTCTGATGCCCCTGCTGCAACACCCTTCATGCCAGCTACAAAGGAAGTGTCTCCCTGCGCTTCTGCTTCTCTGGAAGCTACAACTGCGCTAGATGCTACAGCAACAGGCAGTATGCCTTTTAGTATCTTGCCGCCTGTATCAGTAATTTGTTTGAACTTAAACCCTGCCTTTTCCATAGCTGAACGAACTTCAGGATTCTGTTCGAATAGTTCGTTGAGACTTGTGGGTGAGGGCTTTTCTGCGGGTGCAGCTTGTGCAGGCGACGGGACAACTGGTGCAGCGGGCTGGTCAAACATGCCCGGTATGTCATAAGTTGCGCTGGTTACCCTATCCGTTTCAAAATTAAATCTGTCCGCTACGTCAACGCCCTGTACACCATCAAACCAGTTTCCGACTGTCTGTGCGGCGTCCCTCTCTGCAGGATAGAACGTACCCCGTGGGCGTGGAAGATACCCAGACTTAGCAGTCTTTGATCGTGTCTCTGCGCCAGATTTCAAACTTCTTCCCTGTAGGAAGTCAAGCATTGTATCAGACATCTGCACTTCAAAGGCTGCTACATTTGCAAATACGTTACGAAGAAGAGGCGCACCAAACTTTCCCTTTTTATCATCGCCTTTATACGCAGGATCGTCAGGCACAAGAGTGTTAAATTCTTTGTTTGTTAAGTTATCTTTAATAATAGGAGTGGAGGTCTTGATACGAGAAAGAACCTCTGTCATATCCTCCGTGTTTACTTGGCGGTATTTTCCATTTTTACCTTCTATTACAAACACAGGTGCAGCCTTATCGGCCTTTATCCTGCTCTCAATAAATGAACGTATGCCCGCATCTTCTTGATTAGCAGTTAGACGCTGTTGAAGACGAGCGTGTGCCTGCTCGTTTAGGGGCACGTCTTGTGGAATAGCCGTCCCGCGTTTTCCGCCCACCTTTTGTGCGCCCGTACGTTTATCTACGTCTGGAGTGGCTTTAGTTTGAGGCGTAATCTCAATAGTGCCCCTATCAACTTTATATTCTGCACCAGTTAGTCCCGCTATTGCTCCACCGCGATAGCCTGTTTGCAAGTTAACATATATAGCATCAGCAATTACAGCATCATTCCCCCCGCCCTGACGGATTGAATCTAGCTGCTGCATAAATTCAGACCATCCGGCTTTATTCTGGACAATGATTGCAATTTCAGTTTGTTTTGGTGCGGATACTCGCTCTCCAAAAATATTAAAAGTCTGAGGATCATTCGACTCTAGGCCCGGAAGCAAGTTCAGTGCTGGAGATTGTGGATCAGCATTGAATATTTGGCGATTAACATCCCTAGAAATCAGACGAAGATCATCTTGCAGAGAATTAGATGCGCCTTGACTCTTCATTCCTTCAAGCATCGTGTCGATAGGACGTACACCGTTTTCGTTAGGAGTAAATGCCTCTACAAGGGGCATGTCTCCATACTGTTTTAATGCACCCTTCGTACTAAACCTCGCAACTTTTCCTGCACCACGAGCATTATACGCATCGGCAGCTTCACGTAGGGTTATTTGCGTTGGGTCTTTTTTCTCTGCCATTTAGTATCCGAATACTTCGTCTTGAACTTGATGTACTTGATTCTTGATTGCATTGAGTTGCTGGTGTATAGAGGCGTAACCACTCATGCGTGTCATCATTCCGTAACGCAGGGCATCGTATGCGTGATCCTCTGCCTTCGTATCTACGTCTTCGCTGTTCGTCTTGGAGAGTGGTACGCCTGCAATCTGCTTGACGATGTTCTGACACGAAGAGAAGAAGCGTAGGCGTGGCTCCTCTGTGTAGGGATCGTCAGCGAGGCGACGGTGTATCTCCATCTTTCCCTGAATACGGTTGCGATCTGATGGTGTCCATCGTACGCCCTCTCGCATCATCACTTCTGCAATTGATGGCCCGAAACCCGTCTTGTTCCAGCATGACGAGTCGAGGACCGTGTAGTGAGGTAGTGGGTCTAGCTGTTCCGCTTCTAGTATTTTACCAGCTAGTTCTTCTGCTGTCAAGTGTTTTTGATATAGTTCTCTGTATATCCAGATATTGTTGTCCCAGTCGATTGCACCCCAGAGAACGCATGAGGGTGCTGCGTATCCGTAGTCGGCCATTCGAATGCGCGGCCAGTTCGTCGGGAGTTCGAATGGCTCGACGACGTGCTTGGCTCGTGAGAACTCTGGGAAGGCGGCTCCCTCTGCTACGTCCCAGTCGCCTTCGAGGAGACGCCTGCGTTCTACGTCTGGCAGTGATCTGAGCATCGCCTCGTATTGACCGTCTGCCATGAGGTGCGGATTGTCAGTCAAGCGGGCAGGGACAAACTTTCGGAAGAAGAGAGGCTGACCCTCCTTCTCGTGTCCCTTCGGCCAGAGGAACGGCTTGTGCGTTTCTATATCGAAGGCAGGAAAAGGCTTATTCTCAGGTGTTCCTTCGATGTAGGTTTTCTTGACCCACCAACCACCCACTCCTCCGGGGTTGGCTGTGCAGCGCATGTACAGGTGTTGCTGGAGTTCAGGATCAGTAGTACGAAGGCGAGAACGCAGGTAGTCCCACACATAAGGCGTGGGGTATTGTGTAATTTCATCGATGCCAATCCAGTTGAATGCCTGTCCCTGAAAACGAGTTACGTCCTTGTCCTTGTCGAGATAGGTGAACCAGATGGTTGCGCCGGAGGGAAAGACCCACGTAGACTTCGACTCACGAAACTTCGCACCGGGAAACGCCTTCGTGTATAGTTGGCGTGACTTGTCGATCAGTTCGGTTAGTTCGTCGAGAGTACGCCTAAGAAGAAGCCCACGATGATTAGCGTTGTGACAGAAGCGCAGAGGATCGGCCAAGAGAGCGAAAGATTTACCGCCCCCAGCTGCACCCCCGTAGAGAACATCTCTTTCACCCGCGCTGAGAAACTCTTCCTGTGGTCCCTCATTCGGACGAAATACGATCTCACTGTCTTCAACCAAGTCCGCAACGGCTGCAGGTAGATCATCCAAATCTCCTTGATCAATGACTGTCGTATCCTTGCCAACAAGGGCCTTCTCCACTTTACCTATCTTGGTTTCTAGTTTGCGGGCGTAGCGACGTTTGTCCTCTGCCGCCTTCGTTGTCTTGGCTGCACGACGCTTGGCCCCGTTGAGTTTCTTTTGGGCAGCACGTCGGGCACGTTCCTTTGTAGACAGGTTGTACGTGGCTTTGGGTGCGTTGGGGTCCTTTTTAGGGCGTCCTGCCACCTAGTTCTTCTCCGCGCTTCCCTGTGCGGAGCGGCCCTTACAACTGCCGCCGTACGCCATCTTTTTTCGGGACTGATCTACAACCATAGGTATATAGTCGTTCACGTGCAGATTTTTAATTCCTGCTGCCTCGTCCTGCATGAGAAGAATGTCTACTTGTTTTCTCTGGCTGGAGGTCAAGTCTCTATACTTTGGGTACTTGGACATATCAGCCATCGATCACGACCTCTTTTTTGGGTGGGAGCAGGACAACGCCGTGTACTGCAGTTACATTGTGGTTGATTGTCTCCGCCTGCTTCACTCCTACGCGATTGAGAAGGCTCTCAGCGGCCTTGAGACGCAGATCATCACCGCGTTCGGGGGCGGGGTTGTCAATTGTGTCTACGAGGCGTGTAGCAGCCTTGTAGGCGTTCATAGATAGGACATCTTTCGTGCGATCTACGATCTCATCGGCGAGAGTTTTGCGTAACCAGACTGCGCTGCCCTTCGAATAGCCCGCATCGACGGCTGCGGCAGTCACGTTGCCACCGTTTTCGAAGAGAATGTCGAGGAACTGCGTCTGTTGGGGTGTGAGTTCCCGCTTTTTCGGTGTTTGTTGGGGTAGGAGGTTCATATCTACGTGGATTCCTGCGCGACTATGGTGCATTGGGCACCGACGATGATCATTCCGGGCGTAATCGTGCGTATTTCGCCTATCATCTCGACGGCACGGGTGCCACACTCGCCCTTGTCGAGGTAGGGACCCCGTTTGTCGGTGAATTGTGTGCAGTCGTTGGGACTATGAAGCCAACATGCAAGGATCATGGCGGTGAACATCGGTGTTTCCCGTGAAAAAAGGAGGAGTGAGTCGCATTCATGTCCGATACCACTGATTGTATGACGAAGTAATTTTCGTTGTGGGGTGGTTCGACATAAAAATGCGGCTCACGTCAACAGTATAGGTACTTTTTACATGTGTGTCAACTTTTTTTCTTGACAAAAATGAAATTCAACTGTACTATGGGCATAGGCCCGCCGGGGTAAACCCCATAGGTACCCGCCGGTATCCCGCTGACTACCCCAACGTATCCTTTTTACGCATATCGATAACTACACCGATACAAAATCGATGGCGGTATTGCTAGCATATGCGGGGGTACCCCAGTGGCCCTTGCGTGCGCCCGCGCACAGCCATTTATTTTTCCATTTGCCGCCCTTGCCAAGGTGCCCCAGCCCCAGACAAACCCGCCACATATCCCCGCCGGATTATCCCGCCATATATAACGCCCGCACACCCGCGCGCGTACACTAATTTGTCATGTTGGTTAATTAGTGGGGTGGCCCGTCGAGTGCAGAAAGCGCAGCAATCCCCGAACATGCAACCCGCCAGATAATCCAGCCTATACAACCCGCAAGGTTATTTACTGGCACCGGCCCATAAAAAAACCCCCAGCACTAGGCCGGGGGCAAGTTGGAGGGAGGAAAGCGCGGTATTAGCCCCCCGCGCAGGGTAACTGATTAAGTTTCAAAGCGGTTTCCCTTTTGCATGTTTTCACGTGCTGAAATAACTCGCAGATTCCACGGCACGTGCAAGCCGCAGACGTTCCTACCCTTCAGCGGAACGATATGATCTACGTGACAAACGATCTTTCCGGCTTTTCTGTTCTTGCGCCTCATATCTCTATAGATCGCTCTCAATCCTGCAACGTCTACCCATGGTGGTTGGGCTTTTCGTTGCAACACACGCCTTGCCGCCTGATATGCCGTTTGATACTCCATGTACCTTTCTTTATTTTCGATCTGATATTCTCTGACACGCGCACGTTCCTTTTCGGCATTGGCCGCGCGCCATTTCCTCTGGTGCTCTGCCCGGTATTCTTCAGTCCTGCGAATAGGGGCTTTTTTGTTACAGCAAAACGCGAGATCAAAACTTGCTCTCTCGCAAATTACACAATTTGCGCTACTAGTCCAGTGGGCTGCAACGTGCCCCTCTCTGCATGGCTGGCCCGTAAAATAGGTTGTAAGCCCTGCCGCCTTTGCTTCCTTCCTAGCCATCAAATACTGCCGCAGATGCGCCGGGACAGGGTGCTTTTGTGGGCGCTCTATGTCGCCCCAATATCTACGATCTAAACATTCCTGACAGTTGCCGCCAGACGTCAAACGCCCGGAAACGTGGCCGTGCTTACACGGCTTCCCGGTGAAATACCTTTGCAACCCCGCCGCCTTCGCTTCTTTTCTGGTGATAATTTCCATCGTTCTTTTTCCCTTCCTAAACTGAAAAACCCCGGCACAAAGGCCGGGGCGAGGGAAACCCTACTTATGCTTCGGGTGATCAGAAGTGTACGTAGTAACCTTTTTCACCGGCTGCTTTGAATCCATGAAGACTTTGACCTTGATCGGCTGGCCGTACTGATCGGTGCCGGTAAGCTTAACAACCTTAAAGGTTTTGTGGTGGGTGGTTTCAAAGAACACCTTAGCATTACCCTTGTTGTGATCCGAAACGGTGTCTTTTGCGTGTGCGAAAATTGAGAGTTCCATTGGTTTCCTATCCTTGTTCCTAGACGTTGAGGCGGGCCAACAACGACCCGCCCCGCATTATAACCACAGACTATGCAGCCTTTGCAAGCCGATAGATCAAACGGTAACCGCCCCGCCTGTTGCCGGTGCTTCTCTTTTCAAGCTTATATCCGGCCTGTTCAAGCTGACCCAGATAGGTATAAACCGACTGCTTCTTAATATTGCAATGACCGGCAAGAGTAGGAACCGCCATAAATCCATCGCGCAAATATCCAAGCATCTTACGGTGTGTTGCGTTCAGTTCGACACTTACAACGTCGTCCGGCTGCTGGCCGGATTCGCGCAGCGGCTGGCCGTGCATATCGGTATTGTTGCCAGTGGCCGGAAACTCAGCCCGAAACTTAACAAGCAAACGCTGCCGCTCGTCACGTCGTATAGCCTGTTCGAAGTTATCGCCAAGCTGCTTGAGTTGCGCCAGTAGTTCAGGTGTGTAGATGGTAGACATGTTGTGTGCTCTTTCTGCCCCGCAGGGCGTTAAATAGAGATGAAGGCGGTGATAAGAAGAATAAGAAAAACCAGAACCGCCGTCCGGTAAAGTAACAAGATCGCTTGCATCCTATGCTGCCAACCCTTCCAAGTACCGCCAAGATGGCCCGTCCACTATCTGCCGGACTTGATCATTGCGCTGGTATCTTTTGCGCTCGTTGCGGCCATTGGCCTGTGCATCCGGCAAGTGGGTGGCCCAGTGCGTCAGGGCATTGTAACCGGCCCAAAGCGTCAGGCCCAGTTCCTGCTTCTCTTCCTTGAAGCGTTCCAGCATCCAATTCAGGCGGCTTTCATTGATGGCCAGACGTTCATCGGTTCGCGCTGCTGCCGTGTTTTTCTTGCAAAGCGTTTCCTTGCAGATGTCCGCAAACTGCTTTTCAGTCAGAGATGCAGACCGCCACAAGCGCATCTGTTCCTTCTGGCCCTGCCACATCTCAAGGCCCATTGTAGCCTTGCCGATCATGGCTTCAGGCGACACAGAACCCTTGTGTACCTTGCGCTGGTGATATGCCTTCTCACCGCCGAAAACCAACGTGTTCCGGCACAAGTCGCGATAGGCCCCGCTAAATATTTGCAAGGCCCAAGACATATCAACGCTGTTGAAGATATCCATGCGGCAGCGGACCATGTCCAGTTTACCGTCCTGCGTGGTAGAGGCTTCCTGCAAATCATGGAAGTAGATTGTGCGATGAACCCGCGCCCCTTCTTCATAGAGACGGTCCACCACTTCAACATTATCAAGCGGCAGATCGGACGCAGCCAGTTGTTCAGCCTGTGCCTTAAATAGCAGATCATGCGGCACTAGGGCATATGACTTGCCGACTGGCCGGACCTTAAGAATTCCGCCCGTTGCCGTGTTCTGCAAAGCGTGGAAACCCTCGAGCGGTTGCGGCTCGACGAATTCAACGTCCTGATGGGTGTATGTTGTTTGCGCTTCGAGCGGAACCCGCCGGATTTGCCCGAACCGTTCATATAGGCTCACATCGTCAATTCGCTTGTGCGTGGCCCAGATGTCCCCACCCTTTGCCTTCGACCGGCTGGCGGCTTGTTCTTCAATCGGTATAATATCAAGTGGCATGTTGTGCCCCTTTCTCTCGTTGTTGTTGCTGGCATCGTCGCCAGTTCGTGAATCATGGCACACAATTTGCACCAGTTGAACCCCCCGGCCAAAAAAAGTTGGGAAGGTGGCGGGCTGGCCCCATCGACTCGCCGCCCGCCTGATCAATCCGCCAGTCCTGCCCCGCCCCCGAACGGACGAACAAGAAACCGTTAATCGATCCCCAATAAGTTTTGGCGTCAGCCGGTTTGTCAAGTGATGCCCCAACGATCCCGCCAGACGCGCCAAGTGATAGCCTGTAATTGATAGGGCATAAGCTTCAGACGCCGCGCTGCTTCTTCATATGCAGCCTGCAAGGCGCGGTATTCACGGACGCCGATATTGGTGCGATCATCGGTCAAGCCTACCTTTTCATCATAGGCAATGTTGCGGGCGTGGCCGTCAATCGTCACGTTGAATTCCCCCATAATATCCATAAAAAAAGACGTGATCTTTTGTCCCTTCAGCATGCGCTTTGCCCCGTCATAGTCCGGACGCGCTGCCAAGATATCCCAAGCCTTCTTTTTCATAGCGTGATAGGTGGAAACCTTCACAGCGTCGATGCCGTCACCGCGCAGGAAAGCGGCAATCAAAGCGTCAGCATTGACAACATTACGCGCCCACTTGTTGTTAGGTGAAAGCGCGGCAATAACAGCCACAACAATATAGACCGCGATGCCATACTTGGCCGCGATATTATGCGCCTGTTTTTGTGCGTCGGAATACCAGAGCAAGCCTTCTGTAACCTGTACGGAATCGGCAGCCCGATAGCAGGCCATGATATTATGGACCATTCTTTCATGGTCGATTAGCGTTACCTGTTTTGTCATGTCGTTGTGTCCCTGTCGTGTTTCCTAATCGTTGCGGCAAGCTTACGGACGGTAGCCCCCATGGTCAAGCGGTTTTATTTGTTGCCCCTTTTCTCGCAGCCAACAGGACGAGCAGCGCAGCCGGTCCCCCTCCTGCGTCATGGCTGGCTGGCCGCACACATCACAGGAATAGTCAGGCAATAGCGTCGTGCGGTTTGTCTTGGCGGCGTTGCGTTTGTCAGTTTGTCTTGTCAGAATCTTGGCAGCCATAGCGTCCCTGCGTTTGTCATCTGTGTCAGGCGTTTTGCCTCGTTTCTTGTCATAGTGTCAACGGTTTTGCCATTCCAGTCTGCTTCGTCAATTAGCGTCCGCAGATTTGTCAGCCGGTTTGTCACGCTCTCAAGGCGGGGGTCTTTGTCTAGCGTCGGATACTTTGTCGGCCTATACATCGAACAAGTCCCCCTGATCTGGCTCGTCGATGTGTTCTTTGCGTTTGAATTCATCGTAGACATCAACAACAGTCTCGCCGTGCTTTGTCATCCACTCCTCGCGTGTCATACACGAGGCGTCCTCCTCCATTTCAATCAGCCAATCCTTTACCTTACCCATTTCGTGTACCTACCTTTCGTTCGTAGTTTTCAACGTCACCGATCACATCGTTAATCCTGCCATATGCCAAGTCAAGGCCGCAGTCAATGAGGTCGATGTCTTCTAGTGCGTGTTTTGCCTGTGTCAAGAATGCGCGTACTACTGTTGTCTGTGTTAGCTTGGCGCGATAGAGTTCCCCGTCGCCATGACAGAGATGACAATGACCTATCTTGCCGACAAGTTCACCACCCATGATAGGGTCGGGCTGGGGTTCTTCGTACTCGACCTTTCCCCAGCCACCACAGTCCCAGCACTTGCAGGATTCAACGTGGTTCTCAGTCATGCTCACCCCCATTGCCCCTGCCAAGACCGCCAAAGTAAGTCGGCTTACGCTTGGCTGTTTCGAATACACCCGCCGTAATAAACACACCAGCAATCAGTAAGGCATGTGCTATGGCACTGATGCCAAAGACGGTGATTGACCCGACGGACATGGCAAAGATAATACACCACATCCATGCCAACACCTGCATCACCATGTGCCGTGTGTTGTTGTCGGGTATGTGGGACAGCGGGTTATACCGGCTGTCCATCACAAGCTGATACCACCTAGTCATCGTCGTCATCTCCACCATGTTCTGCCAGCACCCAATCTGCATAGTACAGGGGGCGGCCTTCATCATCTTCTTTTGGTACAAACTTGAAGATGCGGTACAAGTCAGACTGCAACTTTTCCAGCTTGCCTACATCGGACATCCACAAATCATTACAATCACATATTGTTTGCAGTGTGTTTCTCAAATCGTTGTATGACTTGAGCATGTCGAGACGTTGTTCGTTCGTGATTTCCATCGTGTGTAACCCTTCCGGTTTGTTGCGATACATAACCCATATCGGTTAAAACAATGGGCGTCAAGCAAAAAAAGAACGGGGCCAGAAAAATCCAGCCCCGCTCTCCACACACAACAACGAAAGTGTATCCCTACGAACTACCAACCTCGTAGGGAATACCCAGTTTTACCAAGACGTGACGGTGCTTGTCAAGCCATCGTTTACACTCTTGTTCACTTTTTCCGACAAATATTGTAACGAGGCGCAGATAGTCTACAGCCTGCTTCTTCTTGACAAGTTCGCGGCTTGTCTCCCCGATGCGAACGGATGACACAGGAGCGACAACCTCCCACCTCCATCTGTTGACAATCTCTATCTCTAGGGGCTTGGTCTTCAGGTTATTCTTCATCGTTTCCACCCACTCTCATGCACAGGAGTTCTTGATTCATTGGCACATTTTCCCAGAATAACTTCGTCGATGCGACGTAACAGTCTGACATGGTTTCATACTCCGCTATAGGCTTCGAGTCGAACTCTGATCGATTAATTGCTGTCACTAGCAGCAGCACCCACTTCACTGTCATCGTCCAGTGCCTCCAAGTATATGTCGATACCCTCACGCATCAAGTCAGACACAGCAACTTGTTCCCTGCTTGTCTTCTGTAAGCGTTCAGAGTGTGCAGCCAGTCTCTCATACTGCTTGACTGACATCAACAGACTATAGGTCTTTGTCGGTTCATCTATCTTCGCTGGTCTTCCCATCACGAATGTCCTTCTTAGCTTGTTTATCTTTTTCTTTAGTACGCTTGTCAGGTATTACTTGTTTACCATACTTGCGTAACTGTTTAGCTATAGGGTTGATTTTATTAACCTTTTTCATAACAGGGTATTCCCTATAGGGTGTTGTTCTTTGTGTGTAGCTGGTTTGTCAACAGGGGTCAAGAGATTTTTTCGTGTTGACAAGATTTGTCATGTCGATTATGCAGGGGACATGTCTTCTGACAAACAAGGAACGCAACGATGAAATCACCAGCTTGGTTATGTGGGTATGTCGAGTCACTCGACTTCCCTGCGCTGACACGATATAGATCAGACTGTCCTGTCTGCGGCAAGAAGAATACATTTAGCGTGACGGACGACGGAATGCAACGCCTGTGGTATTGTTTCCACGCCGACTGCAACGTGTCTGGTCGCACAGGTATCACCCTAACAAAAGAACACGCCGCCCGAACCCTGCGTGGGTCGCAGGCTCTGGCTCCTGCTCCTTCCCGTACTAGTAACACTTACGAGGTACCTGACACATTTGTCAGTCTTTCTCGTAGTTTAGACGCGGAACTTTATGTTAAACGTGTACAAGCATACGATGCGTATCTGTCGGGCAGGGCTGACATTCGATACGACTTCAAGCGTAATCGTGCGGTATTTTTAATCAAAGACGGCAACAAGGTTGTCGATGCGGCAGGGAGATCAATCGATGGTAGAACACCTAAGTGGTATCGCTATGGATCAAGTAAAAGTCCTTTTGTTTCTGGGGCAAGTTTATCTGTGGCCTGTGTTGTTGAAGACTGTGCTAGTGCTTGCAGTATTAGCGGTGTTGTCACTGGGGTGGCAATCTTAGGAACTAATCTTCTTAGCGAACACATCAGCGTATTGAAACAATATGACCGTGTGTTCGTCGCGCTTGACAAGGATGCCACTGACAAGGCTATTACGATGGTACGTGCGCTGCACACCCACGTGCCGACAAAACTCATGGTTCTTCGAACCGACTTGAAAAACATGCAAAAGGACGAACGTGATGACTTCCTACGATCCTACATCGATAGATAAACAGCTACTGGGCTTCTGCCTCAACTCTGAGTTCTTCTCAAACGTGGCCAACACGGTGACCCGTGAGATGTTCACCAAAGAGATGCGTGATGTGTTCGACGTGATATCCCACGCGCACACCACCTACGAGAACGACATCACTGTTGGTGAACTTGCCATCCTGTTCAATGACCGCAATCCTGCTATGCCGGACTCTACACGAGAGCGGGCACAGGAACTGATCGTCACCCTAGAGCAGGGCAACCCACACAACATGGACATGCACCTCGACATGGTGCGTAACTTCTGGCTGCGTGACCGTGCCCGTATCATTGGTGAGAAGGCCATTGAGATATTCACGGGTGAGAGCGAGGACTTCGGTGAGTTGCGGGCTATGGTTGAGTCTGTCGAGGACGGGCGTATGTCTGACCGTACCACTTATGAAGAGGTGACGGACAGTCTCGACGAACTGCTTGACGCGAACACCGGAGAGCCTGACTTCCCTTTTGAATTCGGCCTGATCAACGAGCGTGTGGCTGGCCTTGATCGGGGCAACTTGGGTATCATCTTTGCTCGTCCGGAAGTAGGCAAGACGACATTCTGCTGCTTTCTCGCCGCCTCGTATGTGCGGGCTGGACACAAGGTTGTCTACTGGGCAAACGAGGAGCCTGCCGAAAAGATCAAGCTGCGTCTCATCCAGTCGTTCTTCAACATCACACGCAAGGAACTCGACGACAACCGCGCCAAGTACACACCGATGTACGAGCGAGATGTGATGCCCTATCTCAAGGTGATGGCTGCTGTGGGCATGGGCGTCGAGGAAGCTGACGCATACGCAAAGCTGAACAAGCCTGACATCATGTTTATGGATCAGCTTGACAAGTTCCGCATATCTGGCGAGTACAACCGTGGTGACGAGCGGCTCAAGGAGACATATGTTCACGCCCGTGAGATAGCCAAGCGCAACAAGATGCTGGTGTGGGCTGTAAGTCAGGCATCGAACGACGGGCATGACCGCCAGTTCATCGACTACAACATGATGGATAACTCGAAGACCGGCAAGGCGGGTGAGGCTGACATCATCATCGGCATCGGCAAGACAGGGGCGAGTGACGTTGAGAACATCGTGCGTCACATCTGTATATCAAAGAACAAGATCAATGGATGGCACGGTCCCATCAACGCACAGATTGACGTACAGCGAGGGGTGTACTACTGATGAGCAACCACGAAAACGAAGAAGCACTGGAGCGCCTCTACGACGAGGAGTATGTTCGTATACAAAAGCGTTGGCCTATGCTATCAGATGAACACACAGAGAAGTTCGCTGCATACTTTGCACAGAAGCGGTTCGAGGAGGAGTCGGAATGAATGTCCTGACCTTTGACGTGGAGACAACCCACACGGGCAAGCCGAACGGTGGCACGACTGCGTTGCCCTACTTCGGTAACCGCCTCGTGTCGATAGGCTACAAGTGGCTGGGTGAGGACAATGTGTTCTACCACTGCTACTACCACGAGACTGAGCCACCCACGCCCAACGCAATGCACAGCTTTCAGACTGCCCTATACTGTGCCGATGTGGTCTTGGGCCAGAACATCAAGTTTGACTTGCAGTGGATACGTGACTGCGGGTTCGTATACAAGGGAGACATCTATGATACTATGGTTGCGGAGTATGTTCTATCAAAAGCGAGACGCTGGCCTCTTGGACTTGCTGCTCTTGCAAAAAAGTATGACACAGTGCAAAAGGAGAAGGACCTTGTTCAGCCGTATCTGGACGGGGGTAAGACGTTCTACGAGATACCGTGGGAGATAGTACGAGAGTATGGCATCGCTGATGTCATAAGCACAGAGCAGGTGGCTCTGAAACAACTGGATGCCTTTGGCACTACATTCGAGGACTTATACAATGACGAACGATCTACTGCCGACACTGCGCTTGTCGTTTGAGATGGCCGACACACTGGCCCGCATCGAACGCAATGGCTTGCGGGTCAACCTAGATACACTACAAGAGATTGAGAAGCAGTACCAAGAGGAACTCGACACACTCGAACTGCGCCTCAACGAGATGGCACGTGAGGCTATGGGTGACACGCCCATCAGTCTGACCAGCCCAGACGACAGGTCGATGCTTCTCTACTCTCGCAAGGTAAGAGACAAGAAGGCATGGTCACAGATGTTCAACTTGGGTATGGAGCGTCGTGGTGCCACGATGAAGCCCAAGCAGCGCACACGCATGTCAGGCAAAGACTTCCGCCTCGCTGTACGCAACAACACGGATGTCGTATATAAGACAATTGGTGAGCAGTGCCGCACCTGTGTCGGGTTTGGCAAAGTCCGGCCCGTACGAAAGGACGGCACACCAAGCAAGGCACTGCGTATCTGCAAGACGTGTGACGGCAAGGGTGTGGTCTATCGTCCGACGAGTGAGGTAGCAGGCTTCAAGATCGTACCACGCAACGTGCGTGACGTGGCATCTGCTGGATTTAAGACGGACAAGGACACACTGGCTGAACGTGAACTCGAACTGTCGGGTCCGGCCCGTGAGTTCGCATCGTCGTATGTGCGCTACAATGCTCTGCGTATGTATTTGGGAACCTTTGTGGAGGGGATGAAAAACAATGTCGATGACTACGGAATCGTACATCCGGAATTTATGCAGTGTGTTACGGCGACGGGTCGCCTTTCGTCTCGTAACCCGAACTTTCAGAATATGCCACGAGGTAATACCTTCGAGATACGCAAGGTTGTCGAGAGTCGCTTTGAGGACGGCAAGATCATTGAGGGCGACTACTCGCAACTCGAATTCAGAGTGGCAGGATTTCTAGCCAATGATCAGCAGGCGTATGATGACGTGCGTATCGGCACCGACGTACACAGCTACACCGCGGGTGTCATAGGCTGCTCACGACAAGAAGCGAAGGCCCACACATTCAAGCCTCTCTATGGTGGCACTACGGGCACAGAGGCCCAGCAACGCTACTACAGGGCCTTCAAGGAGAAGTATGGGGGTGTATCCCTCTGGCATGAAGACTTGCAGCGAGAGGCCGTCGAGAAGCGCGTAGTGACGCTTCCCTCTGGTAGGCAGTACGCTTTTCCTGATGCGCGGTGGACAAAGTACGGCACGGCAACACACAGGACAAACATATGCAACTATCCTGTGCAGGGATTTGCAACCGCTGACCTGCTGCCCGCTGCCCTCGTTCGTCTCGACAGTCTGTTCATAGAAAACAAACTACAGTCTGTGATATGCAACACGGTCCACGACTCGATTGTGATCGACTGTCACCCAGACGAAAAAATCATTTGCGTCAAGCTGATGCGAGAGGCTATGCTCTCTCTGCCTGAAGAGACGATACGACGCTATGGTGTCGAGTACGACATGCCCGTCGAGATTGAGATAAAAATGGGCGATAACTGGCTTGACTTGCACGTCGTAGAGTAGTAATATCTATCTACCAACCCTAGAACGTAAAGGAGATCGAAGGATCATGTTAGGGACAGAACTCATGGAAATGGATAACGACCTTGATAACATCGTAGCGGCTATGTCGAGCGATAACGTCGAGGAGATGATGAAGCTTACTGGACAGGGTGGCGGTGCCACTGAGAAGGTTGGGCTTCCTCGTTTGAACATCAACTACGATCAGGAGACGGACGACGGTCACAACCTCACACGGGGCGACTGGAAGATGTTTCTTAACGGCCAGTATATCTTCGCCAAAGAAGTCAAGCTTCGAGCGTTGCTGCGTACCTACGAGTATTCTATGTGGGATGCAGAGGCCAACGAGGGTAAGGGCGGCTTCTCGTGCAAGTCAGTTCAGAAGACTTCGTTCGGTGGTGGATTCCCCGACACGCAGGGCGGTAACAAGTGTGGTCGCCTCACTCGTGACGAGGAGGATGCACTCGACAAGGATGACGTGCGATACCTGACTTCTCGTGCCGTCGTATGTAATCAGGTGATTTACGGACGCATCAGTGGCACGTTCCACTCTGCGGATGGTACTCCTGTCGAGGTAACCGACGAGCCGGTGATTGCTTACTTCAAGCGGTCAGGGTTCAAGCCTATCGCAGACTTCATTCAGGGTCTGACGAAGCAAAACAAACTGATGGCGCAGACCAGCATCTTGCTGCGTACGAACCGTCAGAAGAAGGGCAGCGTGACCTACTGGACACCGATGCCTACGTTCGATAGCACTGTAGCTATCACGGACGACGATAAGGAACTGTTGGGAACTTTCGCGGAAACCGTCAAGGGTCACAACGAAAACGTAATGAATGGACACAGGGAAGCATCTAAGCTGATGTCAGACGATAGTGATATCGATCTGGCTGCGGATTTCAAAGATGCTGACGCTGCTTAACATTCAAGACTACATGTCTAAGGCTTTGCGGGGGGAGACCAGTGCTTCCTCCGCAGGTCTTTCTGCGTTTGTAGAAGAGACGAGACACTCAGTAAACAGGCAACTCACTGAAAAGCGCGGTGAGTATCGCATACGTATGTCTGGCTTGGGTCGCCCCCTATGCCAGCAGGTCCTAGAGAAGAAGGGCATCAAGGAGTCGATGCAGTACAATACGCTGTTTCGATTTATCTTCGGTGACATCACAGAAGCTATCCTCATGCTTGTCATGCGAGAGTCGGGTGTGGACATCGTTGATGCACAGCGACAGGTCGAACTGAAGGTAGGTGACCAGACGATCAAGGGCACACTCGACGTAATCATACGCGACGAGACCGGCACAGAGAAAGTGTGGGACATCAAGTCAGCAAGTGACTGGGCGTTCAAAAACAAGTTCACTGGGTTCGGCGGCTACGATGGCCTCAAGGAAGACGATCCCTTTGGCTACGTCATGCAGGGCTTCCTATACTCTGCGGCGACAGGCATGCCATTCGGCGGCTGGATCGTAGTCAACAAGTCGAGTGGCGAGGTGGCTATGGTCGAGGCACCTGAGTGGCAGGATGAGGACCGTGCCAAATACTTGGCGGATGCTGAGGAGCGTGTCAAATTCTTGACAGACCCTGACGTTAAAGAATTCAAACCCTACCCCGACGAGTTCGAGACGTACCGCCGCAAGGGTGAGACCCTGCGTACAGGCAACAAGGTCTTGGCGAAGGAGTGCAATCTGTGCGGATTTCGCAGTCACTGCTGGCCGAAAGCTGAACTGCACCCCCGTGTGACATCACAGGCCAAGTCGCCGCCACAGGTATGGTACACCAAGCTGAAGACAAGGGAGGTGTGATATGCCCTACATCTTCGTACGAGACTACGAGATAGAACTGATGGAGATGAACAAGGAACTGCATCACGTCTATGTTGAGTCTCACGGCGGCAGTGGTGGGGAGCGTAAGCTTGTTCGTCTTCGTATGAACGAGAGGGGCCTCCCTCTCACACTGCGCGATAACTACAGTGAGTTGGGTACGCTGTCTTCGGGTACCGAAAAGCGTGACATCACCACACTCGAATCTGAATTGCAGAAGATAGGAAGAGTAGCACACTCTGGAGCCAACGTATGCGTCCCACTGAATCGTTTGACAAACGAACTATCTATAATCGAAAAACTTTCCCCAAGAGTGGCAGGGTACGTGATACAAAGAATGGGGTCGATAGGAATGCAGATATGAAGCGTGGCAATCGCAAGGCAGGGTTCCGGTCTAACTTCGAGTTAGGCATAGCGAAAAAACTCAGCAGCAAAAAAATTTTGTACGAATATGAGAGCCTACGACTTACGTACGTGCCCAAGCCCCGCACCTACACGCCAGACTTTCATCTTACCAAGCAGAACATAATCATCGAAGCGAAGGGCTACTTCGACAAGGGTGACCGTGTTAAGATGCTTCTGATCAAGGAGCAGCATCCTGACTTGGACATTCGTATTGTTTTCCTGAATGCACGGAATAAGATTTACAAGGGAAGCAAAACCACGTACGGTGCGTGGGCAGAGAAGAATGGATTCAAGTGGGCAGAGGGTTCGATCCCAGAGGAGTGGCTAAAAGATGACAACGATTGATGAGGGTGAATTCGAAAAGGCAACCCTGATGCCTAACCGCTGGTATATTATCCTGCGTAAGATAGACGAGGAAAGCTTCCAAGTGTCTGCGTACGATACGACCACAGACGACGACGAAGAGTTCTACGAGGCCGGTACGATTGTCACGAACGGCATGATGGAACTCCTAGAGTCTGACTTCGATAGAGTGATGGAAGCAGGCTTGGCGCGGCTGGCCTTCGAGAACGTCAAGGAGAAGATGCTTGACGAGGTGGACAACGACAACGGCCCCGTCGTAAAGCACGAAGACGGTACGAACATAGTTAAGATAGATTTTGGTAAGACGCAATGATCAAAGAGAACTGGACCCTCAACAACTATCAGATGCAGGCTCGTGAGTTTGCCATCTACCCAGAAGACATGAAGATCACCTACCCCACTCTGGGCCTAGCCGGTGAGGCAGGCGAGGTGGCAGACAAGGTGAAGAAGGTCTACCGCGACGGGCGTGACGACTCGCGGTTCAAGGGAGAGATAGCAAAAGAGATCGGTGACGTTCTCTGGTATTGCGCTGCCCTCGCAGATGATCTAGGGTTTTCTTTGCAGCAGATTGCAGAGATGAATATGTACAAGCTGAAGTCTCGCAAGGCTGCTGGTAAGATACAGGGTGATGGAGACAACAGATGAGACACGACGAATACATGAAGATACGCAACGAGGATTACTTGGGGGAGAAGAGCAAGGATGTCGATAACGTCAATCACCCGCCACACTATAATCAGGCAGGTATCGAATGCCTTGACGCAATCGCAGCGGCGACAGGCGACGGCTTCCAATACTACCTACAGGGAAACATCCTCAAGTACCTCTGGCGGTACAGATACAAAAACGGAATCGAA